GTGCTGAACTCGAAGGGGATCAGCCGCGCCACCGCGTTGCCCTTGGTCGCCGCAATGTATTCCAGCCCAGGCCGGCGCGTTGCGGCGCCTTGCGAGGTAGGCAGGAAATTTTCCATCTGCCGGCACCCCGCCTGATATTTCGTCAGGTCAGTGCGGCCATAGAGCAGCGGCGACAACTCGCCGGCATTGAAAGCGACGATCCCAGGAACCGCGCGCGGCATGGCCTAAAGCCTCGCCGTCAGCCAGGTATCCGCGACAGCCGCCTCATCCTGGCTTTGCTCGCGAGCGTCGATCCGGCGGGCTTCCTTCAAGGTCATCTCATACACCTGGAGGGAAAGCTGTCGCTTGCTGGTTTCGCCCGTAATGCTGATGGCGCAGTCTGCGGCCAGCCGCGCGGAAATCGCATCGGCAAGCATCGGGTCAAACTCGGCGGGATCGGTGATCTCGCGGATATACCGGATATAGATGGGGCCGGCTTCGGTGGTGCGGAGCTTGCGACCCTCGACGCGCCACTTGATGCTGTAGGTAATGGCGTCCTTGTATTCCAAGACGCGCAGGCAATCGTTCGGAAGCTGGTATTCGTAGTCAAACTCCCAATCCGGCGTTGTGGTCAGAGCCGCCAGGCTGGCGCGCGCAGTCGCGCAGTTCCAGGGATAGGAGCGGAGAACAAGGTTGCGCGTCCCTTCATACATGCGATTGAGGATGCCGGCGGCGGCGGAACCATCCTCTAGGGACGTGATCGGCTTTTGCCCGAGGTAATCGAGCGCGCGGTTACAGATGCTGACCACAGAAGCCGTCATTCAATGTCGGGGGAGGGTTGCCCCTCCCCCGTCCATGTTAGGCGTTGCTGGTCCAAAGGACCCGGATCAGCATGCGGCCCGAGGCGGGCAGCGCAGCAGCGGCCACCGTGAGCAGCCACTGTTCATTCGCAGTCAGGGCGGTGCCCATGGCCGCGTTCAGGCCCACGTTCACCCACTGGTCGGTAGAGGTCAGCGTTGCGGCGGCGCGGTACTTGCCGGTGCTGCCGCTGATGCCGAGGGCCAGGGTAGCGGTGCCGCCGGCCGAAGCCGACAGGTTGAACGCCACGTCCAGGATAACGGAACCCTTGGCAAACCAGAGTTCCGGCGCGGTGTAAGTGCCGATCGCATCGGAGGCAAAGGTGAACTCCGCAACCGAGGAGCGCACCTTGCCGCCCATGAGGCGGACCGGGATTTTGGCGCCAGCAGAACCAACCGCCGAGGCCGCATTGACGAATGCCATGATTGCGTCTCCTCAGAAGGTGGTCGGGTGGCAGATGATTTCGACGCAGCGCGCTTCTTCCATGCGCGTGGCGCCGAAGGTCGCCCGCATATAGACGCGGGTGTTGAAGCCCTTGGTCGGGTCCGGCGCCGCTTCGGTCTGGGCTTCGGTCAGGGGCGCGAACAGCATCCCTTCCTTGTGCCAGGCCATGATGCGGCGGTTGCTGGAGCCGTTGAGGGCAAGCAGCGCAGACGGCAGGCGGATGAACTCGAAGCCCATGAACTGGTTGAGTTCGCCGGCCACAAGCGCGCGGATGGTGTTGAAGTCTGCGCTGGAAACGGTGGTGTCGCGCAGCAGAGCGTTAATCTCACGCTGGCTACACGCCACGTAAAGCTGGCCGTCCTCGGCCGCCTCCGCATCCAGGATCAGTTCCCGCGCGCGCCGCAGCTTGCCGACCGTCAGGCTGGAGTTCGTGGCGGAACCGCTTTCCACGTAGTCCACGGCAATCTGGTTGTTGCTGTCGAAGGCCTGCGTGGTGGAACCGTCCTTGCCGGTGTAGGCCGTCGCAAAGAACGCCTCGATGATGATGGCGTCCTTCTTGCGGTTCATGCCGCGCGCGAACGCCTTGGTATAGGCGCCCTGCGGGTCCATCAGCATGCGGATGGTGTCCTGCTTGTCGATGATTTCGGACATTTCGAAATCACGGCCAGAGACACGGCGGCGCGCGTGCGGGACTTCGGTGAACGGGGTATCAGCGTGGCGGCTGGTGCGCTCGACCGGATCGACAATGCCGATCTGGTCAAAGAAGCCGTATTCGCCGTTGAGCACTTCATCGCGGACAGCGCGCACAAGGCGGCTTTCCGACTGTTGGGCGAGGAACGTCACGTTCGCAGAGAACTGGTTGACGTATGCCCGATCAATCTGGGTGGACATTGGGTCCGTCCGTCCTATCGAGAGGTTTCGATGGGCGGCGGGAGTGTCAGCGGGATTGCTGGTCCGCGTCCTTGTGCGCCACGCGCGCACCGGGCGGGCTGCTGTTCAGCCGGTCAGCGGGCCGAAGCCGGGTATCCGCGCTTTGCGGTGTGGCTAGGTAATGCGCCGGGACGCAAGCGCCCCGGCGTTTATAAACAACTAAGCCGCACCTTCCATGCGCATGAGGTCGGTCACGCGGTCCACCGTCATGCGGTGCGCCGGATCGCGGCGGTTCCAGTAGGCACTTTCCTTGTCGCTCATAATCTTGATGCGCTCGGCCTTCGCTTCGGCCGGGGTCATCACGCCAGTAGGGCGCCCAGTGCCCAAGCCCGCCGGCCGATCCTCGCCCATGCCTTCCCCAATCTTTGCCCATGCCCGCACCATGGCGGGATGATTGCCAAGGCCCGAGGTCTGCAGGTAGTTCGCCAGGTCCTCGCCGCCGATGTTGCGCAGCGCATCGTTCGCCGCCTTCATCTTGGCATTGAAGGCCACGCCCCATTCCTTGCGCAGTTCCGTCTCAGTCACTTCGGCGGACTGCTGCACCGCGTTGCCGCCCATCTGGGCATAACGTTCCGCCAGCCCCTGCGCCTGCGTGGGGGTCAGGCCAAGTTCATGCGCCCATGTGCGGAACTGGCCGGCGGCATCGTCATTCCAGACGCCGGGCGGCAGCCCTTCCGGCACCTTGATTTCATAGCCTTCCGGCTTTTCCGGGACGCCCATCGCCTGCCGGAAAGCGGCAGTGACTTCCGGGCTATCGCCTTCCTTGGGGATGATGGCGCCCTTGCGGCCGATCAGGGTTTGGGCCTCGACATAGCCCTTGGCCAAGCTGGCAACGTCCTGATACTTGCCGAGGCTTGGCGCCTCGCGCAGTTCCGGGGGGAGGCTATCCCGCCACGATGCCGGCGCGGGGGGCGGGGTGGGTGCGGTGTCGGTGGCAACTGCTGCCGCCGCAGTATCGGCCGGGGCCGGTGCGGGTGTGGTGGCTTCGCTCACTTTCGTCTCCGTCTACGGTGGATGGTCAGGTATTCGCCCCCGGTGCTGGCCCCGCCGATCTGGTCAATGGCCCCAGCGCCGAAGGTCTGCGCGTTCACGAAGCCCACCCCGGTGATGGTCAAGGGAGCGCCGGCCTGGTCAATCGACCCGGCGCCGAACGCCTGGCTATTCGTGAAGCCTACGCCTGCGATGGTCGCGGAGGCCGCGATGGCCCCTGCGCCGAAACTGTCCGCATCGGTGAACCCGACGCCCGTGATCGTGGCCGTAGCGGTGATGCTGCCCGCGCCGTAGGCCTGCGTGTTCGTGAAGGCCACGCCCGTGATGCTGGACAGGGCCGCCACCACGCCAGCGCCGAAGCCGTCCGCATCCACGAAGCCAACGCCCGTGATAGTAGCGGATGCCGTGATGGTGCCGGCGCCGTAGGTCTGGGTATTGGTGAAGCCCACGCCCGTGATGGTGCTGGCCGCTGCCAGGACGCCCGCGCCGAAGCTGTCGGCATCGGTGAAGCCCACACCCGTGATGGTCTGCAGCGTGCCGGCTTGGGAAATGTCGCCCGTGCCGAAAGCCTGGCTATTGGTGAAGCTAACCCCGATGATTGCCGCCGTGGCAGCCAGCACGCCAGCGCCGAAGGTCTGGGTATTGGTGAACCCTACCCCGGTGATGCTCTGCGGCTGATAGCTGATATCGCCGGCGCCAAAGGTCTGGCTATTCGTGAAGCTGGCGCCTGTGATCGACGCGTCAGCCGCAATGGCACCCGCGCCGAAGGTGTCAGTCTCGGAGAAGCCAACGCCGTTGATGGTCTGGGCGGCAACCCCACCAGACCCGGCGATGTATTCAGGGAGGAGCCATCCCAACATGGCTACAGCACCAAGCCATAGACCGTGATGTCGTATCTCCGGTTAGCCGCCGTCGCGATGGCGGTATCTAGCATGACCCGATGCGCCAGCCGCTGCGACGATCCTACCTTGCACGGCACAAAGCCTAGCTCGTATCCGCTGCACCGATACGTGCTGCCCACCACGCCGCCGACCCATTCAAGGATCGTGCTTTCGCCGGCAGCGGCGCCAATCCCCAACGCGAAGCGGTACATGGCTGCGGTCTTACTGGTCGTGCCAGCGTTGCCAATGGCCACCATCAGCGCATAAATATCCGCGTCAGCCGTAGCGGCAAGCTGCGTCCAGGCCAGCCAGGTATTCGCGCTGCTGCTGGGCGTGATGGTAGTACCGCGCGACGAACCAGCCACCGCCGCTAGGGTTACGATCTTGCCGGCCAGCGGCAGAATGCCGCTCTGCCGTTCGTCGCCCTTGAACAGCGTCACGCCAACAAATGTCGTGCGGCTGGCGTTGCTGCACTGACAGCGCGCCGAGAGACGCACACCAGCCGGAACGCGCACCGGGAAATACAGGCTGATATTGCCCTGGAACTGCCCGACCCGTGCGCCCTGGAAGATATCGGCAATGATGATGGTTTCACTGCCTGCCGCGCCAATCGCAATGTCGATCAGCTTGTCGTCAATGTTCCCGGCTTGGAGGTCCAGCAGCAGCCCTTTGCCCTCAAAGGCCGTGGTGGCAATGACGGTGGTGTAGCTGCCTTTCGTATTGGCCGAAGCAGATGCAGTGATGGTCACACTGCCGCGAATGTTGGTGTCGTCGAAAGCTTGGCTCAGCCCGAAGCATCCGCCGTTGACTGACGGGATCATGCGACTAGACCATAGACGATGACATTGATGTTGGTGTCGTAAGAAGAAGATTGCGGCTTGGCCCGTGCCGCAACCCTGGCTCCGACCGGGATACGGCACGGCAGCCACCCGCCGGTATAAGGCGTGCAGTTGCTTTGGTAGTTGCTGCTGGCGTTGCTGATCGTCAGCCGCTCCACCAGCGGATGTTCTGAACCGCTGGCGCCGATACCAATATCCAGCGCCACCCGGCCGCTAAACGGCACCACTCCTGTCAGATTTGGCAACATTACCGCTCGAATGGCGATCACGTCCGCAGCGCAGGACGCTGCTAGCTCGGTCCAAGCCGTGAAGGCAGACGCTCCAGCAGTAGCCAGCGCAGTACCACGGCTATTAGCGGTGTCGGCGCCTATCGCAATAACTCGGCCGCCCCGGAAGGCAGCGCCGCCGCGGAGGAAGGTGACGCATAGCTGCGGCGTCTTGCCGCTGGCCACGTTGTTTGCCTGCGCCCGTGCGCTGACCCGCGCCCCGCTCGGTATGTAGATCGGGAAATAGTACCCGCTTTTTACGTCGATATTCGAAGCGGTTGACGCCACGCGATGATTGAACAGCCGCAGGTTTTCCAGCACCGGCCATTCATTGCCGGCCGATCCTACCGCCAGGTCAGCCAGGATATCGGTATCAACGGAACCGCCCGTATCGAAGCAGCCGAGGATTACGCCGCTGGCTTCCCACGGCGCGGAGGCGGCAAGCTGCACATAGCTGCCCTTGGTATGGTTAGACGCGCCCAGCGTGATGGTCGTAAGCGCCACATTCGTAAGGCCGGAAGGTGCCTGCGCTCCGGTCCCGGCCTGCAGAAACCCGGCAAGGCTGGGCAGCGTCATGCCAGAACCAAGGCATTCCAGGGAACCGCCCGGCCGGTGCCCTGCGTCTGCTTGATGGTGAACTTGCAATCGCAGTCAGTGACACAAGGCAGCGTGGTGACGATGGGCTGGCCCTGCGAACCACGATAGGTGTTGATGAACTCCAGCCGCTCAGTGTCTGCGCTGCGGGACTTGGAGTAGACCCGCACCTCCAACTCATCCGGCGTGGCACCGTCTACCAGCGCGTTAAGGTCCAGCTTCAACACGTACACGCCCGCGCTCGTGATCGTCGCCAGCGTGTGTTCCGTGCTGATGGTGCAGGTCTGCGAACCGCTGCTGTTGCTGGTAATCGCCATGGCTTACCCCGGCACAATGGCAGCGCGAAGCGCGTCGTGTTCTTCCTGCGTCACCGCGCCCAACGCCAGGATCAGGCCCAGCGCCGCCGCAGCCTCAGACGCCAGGACGGTATTCATCGCCCCCAAGCAATAAGCGAAGTCCTGCACGCGCGGATCAGGCATGGCGCGCAGCTTGATGCGCAGCGCCGGGCCAAGCGCGTGCAGGATCACGTCCGTATCCACCATGATCTGCGACAGGTCAGGCGGCGGTTCCGGCCCAAAGGCCAGCGCCTGCGCATCCCATACGCCCGCCGGCTCGGCATCCAGCGGCTTGGCCACCAGCCCATCCGGCAGCGGGTTAGCAACCACCGTGCCGGTGCTGACCAGTTCACCGTCAGCCTCGCGGTAGACGGCATACCAGGTCACAGGGTGAAAATCCCATTCGTGCCGTCAGGCGTATAGGTGACGTTGCCGCCGTTCGGGGTCAGAGGCAGACCCGGAGAACCGGTCTGGCTGCTGTCCACATAGGCCACCAGCGGAGAGGTCGCCGCGCTGCCGGTATCGATGAAGAACACCAGCGCCTCAACGCTCGCGCCGGAAAGCGCGGTCCAGGTTACCGCCGCCGCCTTCACCACGCCGTTTACAACAGTCACGCTGCCCAGGGTCTGCGCGGTGCCGACCTCTGCGCTGGTGATGCTGCTGCGGAACTGGTGCGCGGCGGAATAGGTGTAGGTGCCGGTGTCCACCAGCGCCACCTTGAAGGTGCCCGTGAGCGCGGTATTCGCCGTGCCCTTGAGCAGTTCCTGCTTCCACAGGGGATAGACCGCATTCGCCATGGCTTAGCCCCCAAACTTCGCGCGGAGGGCATCAAGCCCCGCCTGCGCCTCGGCAAGCTGCGCCTCGACAGCGGCCAGGCTTTCCGCCTGCGCCCGCGCCTGCTTCTCGGCGGCCTCTGCCTTGGCCTCAGCCTTGGCCACGCGTTCGGCCGCCTCATCCTCCGCGCGCTTGATGCGAGCCGCGCCGGCTTCCTCGGCAGCCTTGGCGCGCAGTTCAATGGCCGCTTCCGCCGCCGCTGCCTGCTGGTCCGCCTTCACCTCGCGTTCCTTGGCCGCCGCAATCTTGGCGGCGCTGTCAGCTTCGGCAGCCTCTGCCGCCGCGACAGCATCGGCCGCGCGCTTTTCCAGCGCGCCCCGGTCGCCTTCCACCTGCGCGGCAAACTCGACCAGCCCCGAGATATACTCAAAGCCGCGCAGCCCAAGGGACAGCGGCTTGAGCGCGCTTACCGCTTCGGCAAGGCCGAATGCGGGTTCGGGCGCAGCGTCCTGCTTCTTCGGCGGCGCCATATCAGTGCGCCCGGAACTTGGTCGGGTCGCGCAGACAGGCGTCAATGGTAAGCTGCAGCGCGTCAACCAAATCCTGATTGGTGGTGCCGTCAGGGACAATGACGGTGATGCTGCCGGCGGTCGCGGAACCGGTGGCGCTGATGCTCACCTGGTTTGCGGCATCGTGGCCAGTGCCCAAGGGGGCGAGGATCGTCTGAATAGCCATGATGGCCTCCTATCGGGTGAACAGCATCCAGCACTCCAGCGCAGTCGTGCCGTCTCCGGCAGTCACGCGGGGGCGGACATAGCGGGTCAGTTCCAGCACCTGTTCGATGGCGGTCGCCGTCTTCACAATGGTGGTGCTGGAGGGATCAGACAGAACGGAATAATTTGTCCCGTCATTGCTGCCTTCCAACTGGATGGAACCGCCCGTGCCAAAGGTGCCGATGAACTGCACGGAGCGGTCGCCGCGCCCGAGAAGCTGGTAAGGCGCGCCATCGTCGCCGTTAAGCAACCCCTGCCAGACGATGAGGATGGCCTCGATATTGTCGCCCAGCCGCTGGCTAGAATAGGTGCGCGTCGCCATTGTCAGGCCACCGGCTGGCCGGCGTCGTCAAACGCCTCGACAGGAGGGGCAACGGGCGCAGGTTCCGGCGCCGGGGCATTCGCAGCAGCCACCGCCTCCAGCATGGCGGCGTGCGCCTGGTCGCGGCTGACGAACACGCCCACCACCTTTTCGAGGCTGTAGACGTACCCGTTGGGGTCCACCTGCGGGACAATGCGATAGGCGATGGTCATAGGGCTACCCTCCGAACAAGGGCGCGCCAGTGCGCCCGGCGATGTAGAGGAACACGGCGCGCTGGCCGTTGCGAAAGCTGGTCTGCTGCGGGGTTTCGCTTTCGGTGCTTACCGTCGCATGGCACTTGGCGGCGAGGTCCCAGAGCACCACGCGACCCAGCGGGTTTTCCGGCGACAGCAGCGCGGCATAGGCGTGCTGCACTTGTTCGGGCGTATAGACGGGTTCGCTCATGCCGGCGCCCCTTGCGGTTGCTGCGCCTGCTGCGCGATGGCCCCGGCCTCAGCCATGGCCTTCATGCCCTGCGCGCCCTGCTGCAGCGGCTGCGCAAGCGTGGCCATCTGCTGGATTTGCTTCATCTGCGCCCGCTGCGCCCGCGCTTCGGCAATCTGCCGGGGATCGCGCAGCAGTTCAGCCGGCGCCCCGAAGCCGTCAGCCAGGCCGCGCACAACCTTATCCATATCGAAGTTTTCGAGAAGATCGGGCTGTTGCTCTGCCATCGGCAGCACCGCTTGCATGGTCCGCAGGATGCTGCCGGCTTCCGCGCTGCGCTGCGCCTTAGCCAGCGGCGAGACGTACTCAACCTTGATCTGCGGCGCCTGCATCAGGACTTCCGGAGGCGGCATGAACGCGCCGCCACGGGTCATAATCTGGTAGCAACGCTCAATCAGCGGATCCAGGAACTCCGTGCAGATGCGGCCAAGGTGCGGACCCATGAGCCGCAGTTTTTCTTCCTGCCGCGCCATCACCTCCGTTGCCGTGGCGTTGGCGTTTTGCGTCATCAGCAGCAGCGAATAATGAAATGCCTCGCGGATTGCGTTGCGGCGTTCCTGCGCCATCTCCAGTGTGAGATTGAAGCTGGCGCCAGTCTGCAGCGGCATCACCAGCGGGCGGCCCTCAGCCGAGATAGCGCCATACGTGATCCCGCTGGGGGTCATGCGCACGGTGGAAAGCACGTCCTCATCAGCGGCCAGCAACGGCGGATCAGCCGCCTTTTGCGCCGCAACAAGTTGCGTCTTTTCCATGGCGTTGAGAACTTTGATATCCGTCAACGCCACCATGGCCGGGCTTTCGCCGTAGATGCTGCGGGCCATGTTTGACCAGCGCGCGACCATGTAGGGGAACTCATTGAAGCCGCCGCGCTGGATTTCCTCGCCGCTGTCCTTGCAGATATAGCAGGACACCCAAGGCTTGCCCTTGTAGTCCAGCCGCTTCGGCAGAAAGCCACGGTTCGGCATCACCGCATGCAGGAAGGTAAACCGGCGATCCGGGTCCTTCTCGACATGCTTGCGCACTGCTTCCGGGGCCTTGTCGCCCCAATGCATCCATGCCTGTTCCGCTGTCCATTCAAACTGACGAACAACGGTGTCGATCTTTTCCTCATCGTTCTGCGCAATGCAGCACTCGGAAAGGGCGCGATTGGAGAACGTGAGCCGGCCACCGCTTGCGGCCTCATCAACCCACATGATCGCGGTCCCAAAGGCGGACAGGTCTTCGTAAAAGTCCTGCGCCTCCGAATAGAACCGCTGCCCGTTGGCCTGGAAGGCATCGCCCATGCGGCTGCCCACATGCTCCAGCCAGAGCCGAACGCCTTGGTCCGCGTTGATGTTCGGGTCGGGGTGCTGCAGGTCAAACCACTTGGTCGCGCTATTGGTCACCATGGACCAAAGACCGGCGCCCAGGTTCTTCAACGCAGCGGCTGCGGTGCCGTCGTACTGCTGATCACCGCGCTTTTGCCCATCGGCCCGGCGAATGGTGAAGTCGGCGCGCCACGGCCGGCAGACTTCTGCGATATCCTGCCAGACCCGCTCATGGTTCGCGCGGTCGCCTTTCAGCCGCTCCCAGCGCCGGATGACTTGCTTTGCATCATCCACCGAGCAGAACCTTTTTCGCGGTCGGGTTCGCGGTGTCGGGGGTGCTGGTGTCGCCCAGCCCGCCGGTCAGCAGGGTTGAGCCGCGCCCCTTAAGGCGGGTCTGCCGCACCCGCTCATCCTCCGCAGCCTTCTTGACCTCCGGGCTTTCCGTGGTCGGGGCAGGCGCAGGGGCCGCCGCGACAGGGGCCGGCATCGGGGGAGCCTTGGGGGATGAGAAGCACATCAGGCCAGCACCTGCGCGAAAGGGATGAACGGTTCGCGGTTGCGGCCATACGGGACGGCCGGGCCTTCCGCCTCAAACCCGAGGTGGCGCAGGAAGCGGTGCGCGTCGTGATGATCGGCCTTGCTATGGCACTGCGCCCGCCAGGCACCTTGCGCCATGATGGCTGGCTGCAGGATGCGCCGCCCGAACCGCATGGCCTCGCGCCAGACGGAGGGCCAGGCATTGGTTGCGAACAGGAAGGCATCGAATACGCCAGGCCAGCGGGGGACAAAGCCCAGCACCGCAGCGGGGGTGCCGTCAGGTTCGAGGATCACGCCACCCAAGCCAGCCAATGCCATGACCTCCACCGCCAAGCGTTCCGGCGTATCGTCGCCGGGGAAGCGGAGGGCAAAGATTTCGGCTTGGTCCGCCGCGCGCATCCGGCTGGCTACGGAGTAAACGGCGGCATGCTCCAGCGCGGTGACCCTCACGCTGGCGGTGTGGTCTCCGTTTCGGCCTGCGCGCAAGCTTCGGGGTGTTTATAAACACCTTGCTTCAACAGCCCCCACAGCCTGCAGCGGCGCATGGGGCATCCGGCTTGCGCAACCATGCGTTCGATGACTTTCCACCGCTCGCCGGCAGCGCGGCGGCGCTTCACCTCTGCCAGCAGTTCAGGGCTGATGCGGGTTTTTGTCGGCATGGCTAGGGCGTCATTCGCCTGATGACGAAAATTTCTGTCCAGCCGGGATAGTGCCAGCTTGGGAACTTCGGAGTTTCGAAATAGAGATCAAACTGCGCCAGATACTTCGCCATCCGCGCCCGCGTGCTGGCGTCCGCACTGTAGAGATGGACCACATCAGCGATGGGCTTGCGCCCAAGGCGATATCCGGTCGGGTGGTCAAAAAACTCGTGGGGGAGTTGCGCCATGCGCTCGCCCGGCAGCACTACTCCGCGCTGCAGTTCACGCGGGGAGTAGTGGCGAGATGCGATTTGCCACCCCATGCGAGAGGCAAACTCTTTCTGCAGAACAGAACGCCCCGCTGCTAACCCAACGATTTTCCGACTGCCCTCCAGCACCATGATCCCATGCCGCGTGGTAATGCATTCCTTGATCCGGGCGAGCGCTTCCGCCACCTCCGCGTCCGTCATGCCGCCGCCCTCTGCTTCTCCAGCCCTTCCAGCCGCTTCGCAATGTCCGCGTGATGCTGCTGCAGGGTGGAAATGTCTTTGGCGATTTTGGCCATATCGGCACGGAGCGCCGCCACTTCCGGATCAACTTTGATGGGGCCGTAAGCCGCTTCCCTGATCTTGGTTACATGCGCCCATGGTACGCCGGCTTCCTCGCCCGCCTTCTGGTCGCTGTAGCCGTCCAGCCAGCAGCCGGCGCCGTCGTCAAAATGCTTGTCCAGAATGGCGCGAATGCGTAGCCGCTCCTGCTGGGAAATCTCGCGGGGCTCAGTCTTCGGGATCATGGGCACCACCTTGTTCGGGTTTATGGGTTCGTTGCATGCGAGGCTGTGCTTTGTCTTACCCGCCCAGCAGGCGGGGCAGCGGGTGACGCTGGAATGATGACTATCCACCTTCCAGCCCGCAACACTGGCCCGCTTCGCCACAGCTTCCGGGTTCAGCTCACCGCGCGGTATCTGCTGTTCTAGCGTAGCGCCGCATTTGCACGCCCATACCGCCATCGGGCGATATTTGCCGTCGTAGAGGCGGCTTCGGGTGATGAAACCTAAATCGCCCATTGCGTGCCCCCTCATTGCGTGCCCCCTCACCACTTCATCGGATCGTAATCGTTATCCGCCTGCCGCCCCTGCCGCTTCCGCGCCGGATCGCGCCACTCGGCGCCGTTCATGGCAAACTCGCGGAAGGCATCAGCGCCGTGGCTTGACCAGTCGTGCAGCGGCTGCGCGCGCCAAGTTCCCGCCTGGTCATTCCACTGGCGCCGATAGGACCACAACGCCTTGAGGCCCGCTTGCGTGGTCCGGGCGTTGAACTTGCAACGCGGCAGGATCATGCGCACAGCGTTGATGCCATCGGCCACAGGAAGCTGCTTGCCGGTGCGGATCGGCCGAACGCCCAAGCTCTCCAGCACATCACGCCGACTGCGCGCGTCATTCCATGAACGCTGTTCCACATCATGCGGGAGGTGGTGGCGGTCATAGGCGTATGGCTTGGCCTTGAGAATGCGCGCGTAAAAGTCCGCGCCCTCGCCGCTGTGCTCCTCATAGTCGATCACATGAAACCCGCCCGGCACGGCCTGCACAAACCAGATGGCGGTTGCGTCATCAACGCCAAGGTCCCAAGCGGTAACCACAGGCAAGCGCGGATCGTGCGGAATGTCGCCAATGCGTTTCTCTGCCTCAGCCGCCTGCATCTGCTTGCCGTAGTAGGTTCCTGCATTCGGCTGGTCAAAGCTGCATTCAAGTTCCTGAGCAAACTCCTCCTCTGTCATGTCCGTGCGCAGGCGAGCAAGCGCGCGTTCATAACCTTCTGGGTTGCGTTCCTTGTCCTGCGCCCCCAATACCCCGGTTTCTGTGTAGGGGAGCAGATAGCGCGACCAGCCATGAGTTATCGCAGCGGCATCATAGGCCGCCTTTAGACGGCCATTGCCCTTTGGCGTGCCCACCTTGATGCGCACGCCTTCATAGTCCGCGAGCATCGGCTCAATGACGGTATCAAGGCTATCGCCAGTTACGTCGTCGGCTTCATCCTCAATCAGTTCATCGGCATAGCCGCCGCGCCAAGTCTGCGGCCTATCCATGCCGCCGGTCTGGTAAACCCCGCCGCCGGGGAACACGATGCGTCTATCCCCCTTTTCAACCTTCGCGCCGGGTATCGTATTCGCCGCCATCTGCAGGCGATCCCACAGCCCGGTACGATCCCATTGCACGGCAAACGGCAGCACATGCACCACGCGAACCGGCGCATTCTCCAGGTTGCGAAGCTGGCGCGGCATATGCGGGCGATCATAGGTCGCCGCCTTCCGCAGCCCTCGCCACAGGATGCAATCAGATTTCCCGGCCCGGCGATGAACAACCGCGACAATGCGCGGCGCCTTATCAGCCAGCAAAGGCCGCTGCCAATCGCGCGGGGTCCAGGGTAGCCGGAACTCCGTCAAATGCTGCCGTCCCCCCAGACCAGCCGCACAGGACCACCGCCCGGCCCGATGTGTTCCTGCTGCACCTTATCGCCGTAGACCTTGGGCCGCAGCTTCGAGGCCCGCCATTGGTACGCCGCGATTTTCACCCGCGCAGCTTGATAGTTTTCGCTGTCGCAAGTGTCCGCCACATGCAGCACGAGATCATCCATCACATCGGCCTGATGCTCGCGCGCACGCGCGTACTTGGCGCGGAAGTCCTCATGCTTTTCCAACCAATCCAGCACAGTGCGCCGCCCTGGCATGCCTTCGAGTTCGCAGATTTGGCGAAGACTGGCGCCTTCCGCGATGGCCCCGCAGATGGCATCCGCCATCTCCTCGGTGTAGCTGGAGGGGCGCCCGGTCATCGGAACAGCGCCCCATGGGCGAGGCCGCAGTAGCCCAGGCGTTTGCCGTCAGGGACACCAGCGGCACTGTCGAACCAGCGCCAGGCCATGCAGTTGCTGCCGTAGCAGTTGGCAGGCTCCTGCACGTCTTCCGGCACTGCTCGGTTGTAGGCCACGGGCGGCAGGTAGCCGTCCGGCTGCACGTCAGCGACGCGGGCGGCAGGGCACCAGCGCGCGGCTGCTTCGGCGTGGGTGACGAGGCTCATGCCAGCACCCCGACGAGCACGGCCGCGGCCAGGAGAGCGGCGGCGACGCGAAGGCAGAGGTCGAGCTGGGGTTCGGTCATCGCACAACCCCCACCCACGTACTCCGCACCGCGCCCGAGGGCGTGCGGAAGTACGTAGGGGGTATGGGGGACATACTTCCGCAAGACCTCCGCAAGACCTCCGCAATGAAATCAATGACTTCCATCTCGACCTCCGCAACCTCCGCCAGACCTTCGCGTCAATAAAATCAATGACTTAGCAGTGGTACCCCCGCAACCTCCGCAAACCCTCAGCGGGTCCTGTCGAACCTCCGCAGCACCTTCAGGCCGGTCATTTTGGTGTGCGGATCGGCCGCCTCGTTGGTCAGGTGCCCTTCCGCCAGCCAGTCGGAAACCAGACGCTGCACAGCGGTCGCAGACAGCCCATCGATGCGCGCGGCGGCGGCTTGCGGGAGGTATCGGCCGCCGGCTCGGGTCTGCGGTGCCAGGGACCAGGGGCGCCCTGAGCGCCATCCCGCATCGATCATGTCGAGCAGGTCGGAGATGATGTCCCAGGCCGGCAGGCCGTTGGTCTGGCCGGGCTCTGCCACCACGAAGGCACCCGCCTGCCAAACCAGGGTCAGGGACGCGTCACGGGCGGCGTAGTTGGCCTTCTTGCGGGACAGCAGCCGGGCGTCTGGATTGACGTCATCCCCGTCTGGCTTAGTCAGGTACATGCGGGAGCGAACAGTGTTGTTCCAGGCGGTGCTGCCGCCCGTGCCGCTGCCGCTGCTGATGCCGGACGCCGAGGGGTGGCCGCAGATCACCAGCCCGCAGTTGAACTTGCGGGCCAGCCTGCCGAACGTGTTCTGAACGAACTGCCGCACTTGGGAGCGGTTGTTCTCGTTCCCGCCGAAGAAGTCCGCGATGGTGTCCATGACCACCAGGTCAGGCCGGAACTCCTCGCAGGTCTTCTCGATCTGGTAATAGGTGTGGGTCAGTTCCCCAACGTCAGCGCCGTCGAAGGCCATGAGGACGTTGTCGTCACCCACCCGGCTGACGTAGGCCATGCCGTCGATGGAGACCATGGGCTTGCTGATGGAGGCGTTGATGGCCTCTTGGCGGCGGTGCAGTTCGTCCGGGTCGTCCTCGCACATGATGCCCAAGGCGCGCCCTTTGGCGACCTCCAGGCCCAGCCAGGGCAAGCCAAAGCTAACGCTGGTCATGAGCTGCTGTGCCAGCAAGGACTTGCCCATGCCGCCGTCGCCGTACAGGGCCGTGACCACCCCGCGGGGCACCCAGTCCTGAATGATCCACTCGCGCGCCTTCGCCGGGCTGGTCCAGGCGCTCGGATGCAGCAGTTCCATCGCCCGCACGGGGATGGGCTCGACGGGGCGCATCGCCCGGTATTGACCGAAGATGTCAGACACGCCGGCGCCGCCTTACGTTCCGTAGGAAGAAGGCGAGTTCGCCAGCAACGGTCCGCTTCACCTCAGACCGGAGCAGCGGTTCGTCCGCGTCCTCGTTGATCGAATGGGCCAGGGCCAGGATTTCCTCGGCGGCAGCCCACCCCTCGATGAGAGGGGCGATTTCCCGCTTGATCCGCCGGTCGCACTCGCTGCGGCGCCCTTCCCACATCAGCGCCACGTCCCGCATGTGCCAGGCCAGCCGGGATTGCGTGCCGCGTAGGTCGCCATCGAACCCCTGCTTGATCGCGGCTTCCATCAGCTGCGGCAGAAAGTCCTCGACGGTGAGGAGGCCCTGGGCAATGAGCTTGCCGGCCTTCTCTGCGGCCCCCCACTGGATCGGGGGATCTGTGGAATGCATGAACGCCATCAGGCCCTGCACTCCCCAGCCAGCCCGTAGCGGTAGATCGCCATCTCGACGGCCTTGCGGGATCGGCCAAAGGCGCTCGCGCAGCGGTCCATGGAGGCGCCAGCCCGGCGGAACTGCGCGAGCAGCTCCAGCCGGCGCGCGGTCCAAAAGGGCTTGCGGCCGGGCTTCACAGCGGCTGCACCGGGCGGGACTGATAGACGCCAATCCC